AAGTGGAGATTAATGCCAAGAAAACCATTGTCGTAATGTTCGATAGGAAGAACCAATGGGAATTTGTCATAGATGGGAAGTTTTGCCTTCCACTTCGGATCATAGATGTAGAAGTACATCTTTCCGATCACTGGATACGTAACTCGTTTCTCGTACCGACGAGTAATATTGCGCCGAATGCCAGCAGCATCCTCGACGTTCTTAGTGAACCAGTCTTTGATTTCGTTGTCAGAATATTTCTTTACCATGTATACTATTTAGCCTTTAATCCAAGATGTTCTTCTGTCAGGATGCGAAAAGTCCATCCTTTCTTTTTGCAGTATTCTTCGGCAGCAGCCCATTTTGCCTGATTTTTACCCCAAGTCGTCACTTCGTATACATAGGCTTCGGTGATCTTCTTTTTCTTCTTTGGTTCCATTGTTTCTTTTTTAGGCTTGATTTCAAGTATCTGATGTTGTATACCATCCTTGGTCTTTGCCTTGACATAGAAGTCAGGAAAGTATCGGTGGGTCTTTCCGTCCAGAGGTGAAACGTATGGGATCACTATTTCCTCAGAACTCCATTCAAGTATTGCCGGATTGTTGTCCAGAGATATCATGACAAGTTTTTCCCAACCACTCCTGTAGGTAATGTTGGTTGGGTCGCCTCGATATTTTTGTGGATTGACTGGTTTAAAGAAACCCTGCTTGTAATGTCGCATAAATACTATTGAACTCTATTTTCAATTACACAAGGGTATTTATATGGCAGAACTTGCACATGAAGTGTTGAAGTATACAGGAGACGTTATTTCTTCTGCTGGAGAAATAGCAACGCCGGGACTGGCTTTGCCTGATGATCCTACTGTAGAGCAGTCTAAGTATAATTTCAATTCCAGAGTATTTCCTTCTGATATTGGAACTGGTTATCAGGGACATTTCATGGTGATCAACATCAATGTCCAAACTGGAACCGTGATGAATAACCTGAACAGAAATCCAAATCTATCGTTCGAAGTTCTCGATGACCAACTATCAACAACAGATGCTCTTCGGTACTCTATAGACAATACTTGGGTAAATGGTTCAGGTCAACAACTTGGCCTCGATACTACAGGACTAGGAACAAGGGCACGATTTACTAGACGTATTGCTGAGTCCATTGCTCTCTACATGCCAAACTCGGAGCTTACTTTCTCTGATGCTCATGATTTCGAGAATATTTCTCTGACAAAATTTGCAGGAAATATTGCCAGCGGTAAGTTTCTTGGTACATTTGGAGCAATTGTTGGAGGAATTATTGATTCTGCCGGTCAGACTATCGGAAACGTTGCTCAGGTGGCTGGATCACCTATCAATCCTAAGGTAGAGGTACTATTTGCCAATACTTTCCAGAGAGAATTTGCATTTGAATTTCTGTTCTCCCCATCCAATCCAAAAGAAGCAAGAGACATTGAGAACATCATCCGAACACTACGGTTTCATGCTGCACCAGAGTATAAACCAAACCTAAACCAATTTTTCTGGTTGCCTCCAAGCGAATTCGATATCAGTTTCTATTTTGTTGATGATGGGGATATCGGACAGAACAGGAAGATACCGAGAATAAATACTTGCGTTCTGAAGCAGGTTGACGTATCATATGCACCTTCTGGAGCATACTCAACCTTTCATGATGGTCATCCGGTACAGATCAGAATGATGCTTCGGTTCATCGAGACAGAAGTCAATAGTAAACTTAGAATTGCACAGGGATTTTAAATATGGCAAAATTTGGACTGAAATTGAAGAACATTCAGAGCGACTACACTTGGCTTTATTCTTGGAACGAGAATGGCGCATATTCACCTGCAAAGCCTATTACGTTTGGTAGTATTGCAGAGGCAGAAGACTATGCTCAGGCTCATGAACTTCCAAACTACATTATCGAACCACTGAACGAGACTATGCTTTCTTCTGGAAAGAGACTTCTAAATGGCTAAGTTCTTCGACCAATTCCCCAAGGTATTTTATGACATAAACAAGGGGAATAATCGTCCAAGCAACTATGAGTTGCCGGTCAATATTATGGTCAGAGTTCGCGTACTGGTGGAGAAGCTGGATCAGGTTTTCCACTACTACGAGCATACTATTCGTGACGACGAGACACCAGAAATTCTTGCAGAAAAGTTCTATGATGATCCAGAGGCTCACTGGCTAATACTCATGACCAACAATATAACTGATCCTCAGTATGACTGGCCTCTCAATACAAGATCATTTGACAACTACATCATATCCAAGTATGGTAGCAAAGAGACGGCAGAGACAACGTGGGTCGAGTGGTATAAGGTCTATCGAGTTGACAATCCGGGAACTGGAGAGCAGTTCATAAAGAAGTATCGGATCACCTCAGAACAGTATGATGACGTAGAACTTCAGACAGAGCCGACTATAAGTGCGGACGTTACTATTGGTTCAACAGTCCTAAACGTATACTTTCCATACAAAGAAAGAATATCTGCCTACGACTACGAATTGCAGAAGAATGAAGCCAAGCGAAACATCAAGTTGATCAAGAGAGATTACTACCAGTCAATACGAAATGAATTCAGACAGATCATGAGTAGTGCAACTGGAATAAAGACCACAAATAATCTATTGAGGAATATTTAATGGATAATAAGCCAAGTCCCGAACAATTTCTCACTGATCTACAGGTCACTATGGATGGGATCGATCCCAACCTGATAAGTGAACTTACTGTAAATGAAGTGACTATGACTGAAAGTCTGCTGACACCGGGACTTCAGACAACTCTATCTGTTCAGAGTAAGATAAACACAGAGATTGTCAAGAACCTTTCCAAATTCAACAATAGAAATGTGAATATTGTCGCAAATAGACCTATCATATCTGAGTTGTATGGAGGCAGATCAAGACCTGATGGATTGCCCTATATCTCCAGTCTAGAGACAACCCAGAGAATTTACAGACTGTCGAATCGAAAGCTGATAAACTACCAGTTGGAAGAATTTCAACTTGAGTTGTGTGATCCCTCTCTTCTGGCAGATGCGTCTACATTCGTCACTAAGTCATGGGGATGCGTAAGTCCAGCAGAAGTCGTCAGAGACGTTCTGAAGCAGTGTGTTGGAACTACTAATGTGGATATTGAGGATAATGTCGGACCAAGAAAGAGATACTTTGCGACTGGTATTCATCCATTTCAGGTGATAACTCAGCAGGAAGAAATGGCTCTTGCTGGAGGTAAACTCGATCCGTCTCTTGTCCACTTTATGACATACCAGAACAGAAGATCGGAAAGCGTTCCTACGCATAATTTCAGAAGCCTCACCAACATGGCTCTTCAGAACGAATCCTTTGAATTTTTCTATTCAGGAAAGAATTCAAATCCGTACAACTATGCGATCCCATCCGAAATCATGACGTATTCTTTCCCATGTGACTTCGATAGTCTTTCAGATATTCTGAACGGCATCAATATCACTGGAGAAAAGTATTCTAGCATTTCTGGAATAAATCCATTTACTGCTGCAATAAGCTCTTTCTCTTCTGAGACCGGGAAGACACCATCTAGTTCACCATGTGGTCTGCCGCCTTGGTATTCTATAACAAATCTAGGATCGGCTATGGACGACTGTACAAGTATTGATCCGGGATCATATCTGCCTCGAAGAAAGGCCAGAATGGGTCTTCTGGATCAGGATAAGGTAGCTCTCAGAATGACCGTTCCATGGAACCCAAACCTTAATGTTGGTCGAGTGATCTATGTAAAAATTCCGAATACCAATCCAAACTTTCAGGGTGAAGATAACCAGTGGAACTTTGGTACCGGCAGATATCTGATTGCCAGCATGACACACAATATCAAACTAGGTGGATTTGGAACGACTACACTAGAATGCGTATCCAATACTGTAGCTGCGGGAGTACAATAATATGTCATCAGCATTCGATAACCAGAAATTTCCAACCGAAAATCAGGAATTTTTTGGATGGATCGTTGATTATATGGAAAATGAGGGACAGATACTCTACAAGGTTCGTGTTCCTAACCTATGGGGACCAAACGTTCCTGATGATCATCTGACATGGTGTTCTGCCGAAATGAACCCATCTCTTGGTGGTGCAACAACATCTGGAGGTGCCTTGGATAAGGGCCAGTTTGTTCGTATTCGAGTAGATCATGGACAGGGACCATCTGGACAGTTTACAATCAGAAGCACATACCATTCAACCATGAGAAGTAATTCCGAAATGCCGGGAAACTTTTCGTGGACTAAAATCTATGGAGATGTATTGTCGGCACTTCCCAGAGAAGGTGTCAATATTCCACCAGACGTTCGGAAAAAGATCAATGAGAAGGGTGTAGAGGTTGCAGAGATCATGGAGAAGGGTGCATTCCATCTCAGAGACTTTCTTGGAATTGCTACTCATGGTTCTCAGTCTCCATTCAACGGGATCAAGATACCACAACTGAAATCTTTGTCAACTGCATTAGATGCTGCCGAGAGCGTTCTGACTTCTGATATTCTGTCAAAGCTTCCGGGAGTAGCCTTCTCTCTTCCTGATATGTTCGATCTACTTGGAAAGGACCTGACAAAGGAACTGATGGACAGTCTTCCTGACCTTGTTAGGGATGCTCTCATGACTACAATGGTTCTTACCCAGAACTATTCAGACAGCAATAGTCTGAGCCAGATCAGAATAAATCCACTGGTATTCCCACTGAAGATCATGGAGCTACTGAAGGGTATCGACAACGTTTCGGACCTTCTGAAGAACCTGAATAGTCTTCTGCGAGACAGTTCTAATTGGGGACTTGATGCACTTCCACAGGTAAATGAAACAATTAGTGGCCTATTCGGTGATATTAATATGAAAATCCTGAGTAATGGTTCTGTTGTTATTACCAATACAGACGACTATGCTAAGAATTCACAGGCATTTAACTCATTCCTTGGTAACTTTGATAATGCAGAGGGAACTGTCTTTGACAGAGTAGAAGATTTCTCTGGAGTTGTCAAGAGACTTCAACCAGAAGTTGGACAGAAAATGAACCAGATACTCTCTGGAATTAGACAGACGTTAACCCACTCAGACATGACGAGCTTTATCAAATAATGACATACACCTCAGAAAAAAATCCAAAAGAAAAGATCGACGGTCTTCCTGATGTTAGAGAAGATGCCAGAGCGGACAATATCCTCAATACGACCATAACCAAGACAAGAAGTGGTCACGTCCTAGAACTTAATGATAATGAAGGTACAGAGCATGTTACTCTTCAGCATCGTTCTGGATCATTTGTTCAGATGCAGCCAGACGGATCAGTCCGATTTGTTTCTCAGAATGGAATGATGGGATTTGAGATCAATGGAGAAGGCTATGTAAAGGTTACTGGTGCCTACAATATAATCGTAGACGGCGGTGTATCTCTCAAGGCAGATAGCTATGATGTTCATGTAGAAAATGATATGAACATCACGGTCGGAGGAACATTTACTGTTGCTGCAAAGGATATGGCAACGGCAATTTCGGATAAATATGAATTGACTGCTGCATCTGCTTCTATAAGAACCTCAGGAAATTCTGTCTTTACTGCCGGTGGAAAATACTATGCAGGATCATCCAATGACATGAGATTGTTCTCTGGTGCAACTACAACAATTGTTGGTCAGAGTAAGGTCGATATAAATCCATAATAGGAGATACCAAAATTCCCGGAGCGCATAGAGACGGAGATGCAAGATTTTGTGGTGCCAAGACAATCGTTATAGGGCAGGGATCGGTCTTTGTCAATGGTAAACTTTGGGCTGTTGAGGACGATCCAGAAGATCATGGTGCCGGTGAATTAATTGCTGTAACTGGCACTCGAAACGTCTATATTAATGGTAAATTAGCCATCTGTGCTGTTGGTGATCAAGCTCAGGCAGATAACTTTCCACACTTTCCACCAGACACATATCCGGCAGAATCTAGTCCTGATGTGTTCGTGTATGGTGCATAAATACTTTCAAAGTATAGGACACATTAATGGCTACAATATACCAAGCAATAAACCTCGTAAATGGTAAGAGTTATATAGGTTACTCAACCAATTTTCACAAACGAAAAATTGCACACAAAACAAAAGCATCTAATAACTCGCCTACTCATTTTCATAATGCTATTAGGAAATATGGATGGGACAACTTTGAATGGAAAATCCTATATGAAGGCGACGACGCTCGTGAAAAAGAGATAGAATATATTTCTATGTTGGATACTATAGAAAATGGTTATAATCTAACAATTGGGGGCGAGGGAACCACAGGCTGGAAGCATACAGATGAAGCCAAAAAAGCGATCTCTACTGCGGGTATCGGTAATAAAAATACTAGAGGAAAACGGTGGAAGAAAACTCCTATAGCATGTGAGAATAGCTCAAAAGCTCACGAACATACGTATGAAATAACTTATCCCGATGGCAGCACATGTACTATTAAAGGATTAACTCGATTCTGCCGTGAACATAACTTATGTGTACAGAACATGTGGAAAGTATCAAAAGGACTTAGGAAATCTTCCGGTGGATACAAATGTAGGAAAATAGAAATTGACAATATCTAGAATTAAAGATTATCAAGACATCGATTTGGATTTCATCGCACACCCAATTACAGGGGATGTGGTCAAGAAAATTGGACCTGATGCTGTAGCTCGATCAATAAGAAATCTTGTCATGACAAACTACTATGACAGACCATTCAGATCACAGATAGGCAGCAATGCCATCAAAATGCTATTTGAAAACATTGGACCTCTGACCGCAATCAACCTTGAGACAGCAATTGCTGAAGTAATCACCAACTTTGAACCAAGGGCACGTCTGATTGGTGTTAAAGTAAAGTCTGATCCAGACAACAATGGATATGCAGCAAAGATTGCATTCTATGTACAGAACCGTCCAGAGCCCTATCAAACAACACTCTTCTTGGAGCGCATCCGATGACACACTCGTTTGAGGCATTTGTATACTGCTGGACAGATCAACTAACAAACCGATTTTACATAGGATCACATAAGGGGTCTATAGATGATGGATATATATGTTCCTCTAAACTTATGATGGAAGAATATAGAAAGAGACCTACAGATTTTAAACGGCAGATAATTGCTGAGGGGTCTTTCATCGATATCAGAGTACTCGAAGCGAAGCTATTAGATGCAATCGATGCAAAACATGATCAGACCTTCTATAATCAACATAATGGAAATGGTGATTTCTATTGTAAAGGGCATACTGAGGAAAGCAGAAAGAAAATAGGAATGTCGTCAAAAGGCAACACGAATACTAAGGGAAGAAAAGTACACACCATCGAGTCCAAAGCGGCGATATCTGCAAGTTCAAAGAACAATAAAGCGCGTCTAGGAAAAAAACACACCGAAGAATGGAAATTACTTCAAAGTGAGAGAATGAAAAACGCGGATGTTTCGTATTTACATTCGCCAGATAACATAGATAAGAGAAGAAGAAGTCTTAAAGGAAAAATTCCGTGGAATAAAGGAATAGGTATGTCAGAAGAGACTAAAATGAAAATCTCTAAGTCTAAGCTTGGAAATAAGCACTCAGAGGAAACTAAAACAAAAATGAAAAATAGAATTCCATGGAATAAAGGTAAATCAAGGAGAAATACCGATGTCGAGTAATAATTTGGCTCTTCGTGTGTCAGAACTTGATTTCGAGAGTATTAAATCAAACCTCATAGAATTCATGAAAAGTCAGTCAGAGTTTTCTGACTATGACTTCGAAGGTTCTGGTATGTCTGTCCTCATGGATATTCTGGCATACAATACTCACTACATGGGTTACTACCTGAATATGGTAGGAAATGAGATGTTCCTCGACACAGCCCAACTTAGACCAAGTGTGGTATCTCATGCAAAGCATATAGACTACATTCCCGGAAGTGCGACTGGATCAAAGGCAACAATCAATCTCAAGATCACACCAAGTGGAAGTGAAGACAATGTTGCAACAACTCTGACCCTTCCGAAATATACTACGTTCACTTCTCTTCCATATCAGGGAGAAGTATACACCTTTTCGACAACAGAAGCAAGAACAACCACAAAGAGTAATGGTGCATTCACATTCTCTAACGTCTCGATCACTCAGGGTGAACCTCTGACTGCCGTCTATACTGTCGCAGAGAATAGAAGAGAGTTTCCTATTCCTTCTGCAAACGTTGATACGGATACTATAGACGTTTTTGTTCAGAAGTCATCCACAAATTCATCCACTGAAATATTCACGATGGCGACTGATATCACAGAAGTTCTTGGAAACTCTGCTGTATACTTCCTGACAGAGAAAGACAATGACTACTCTATCCAGTTTGGTGATAATGTCATCGGAAAGTCTGTTTCAAATGGTAATATTATCACTATAAACTATCTGGATACATCTGGCGCAAAGTCTAATAAGGTCAATGCATGGGCAAGTCTTGCTAATATTGGTGGATATTCTGGTAACGTCATTGTTACTTCAGTATCCGCAGCGGCTGGTGGAGCAGACAGAGAGACAGTAGAAGAAATCAGATACAGAGCACCAAAGGCATATACTGCCCAGAACAGAGCGGTAACTGTTGGTGACTATGAGGCTCTTCTTCTGAGAGACTATCCGTTCATCGAAACAATTTCTGTCTGGTCTGGAGACGAAAATGATCCTCCAGTCTATGGTAAAGTTTTTGTGTCAATCAAGCCAAAGGCAGGATACGAAATCACCGAAGTAGAAAAGCTTCGAGTGGTAAACGAAATCATTGCCAACAGAAGTGTCCTGACAGTATTTCCTGAATTAATTGACCCAGATTACACCTATATTCTTGTAAATGCAACTGTAAATTACAATCCTTCTCTGACAAATGCCACAGAAGCAGAAATAGAACAGCTTGTAAGACAGTCTATAATAGACTATAAGAACTCAGAACTTGTGAAGTTTGGAAGCACTTTCCGACTTTCCAAGCTCCAGCAGGCAATCGACAACTCTCATGGATCGATCCTAGGCTCTTCAGTAAAAATTCAGGTTCAGAAGAGAATTCCTATTACTCTGTCTGCAACAAGAAATTACACAGCAAAGTTCAATCTTCCATTGTACAAGGGCGTGATCGATGATAAGTTCTTCTCATATCCAGAGATGGTTGTTCTGGATAACGAGGGAATTTCTCGAAGGGTCTTCATTGAAGATACTCCAAACTCCCTGACTGGTATTGATAGTATTGACATTCTGGATGGCGGTGAAGGATATGAAAGTCCTCCACAGGTTATTATTACTGGAGACGGAAGTGGTGCGACTGCAACTGCAAGAATTGTTAATGGTAAGGTAGCATCTGTAACAGTCAACTCAAGAGGTTCTGAATACACTGTTGCGACCGTATCGTTCGTATCAGATTCAGGAAGAAGAGCATCAGCCAAGGTAAACCTAGAAGCCAGAAATGGTATCCTGAGAACATACTACTACAAGACCAACGGTGAAAAGATCATCGTGAATACCAATGCAGGAAGCATTGATTACGTCAGTGGTATAGTAAATCTTCTTAACCTGAGAACAACAGAAGTCGTTGTTAACAATAGATATCCTGTAAATGTACTGACAGTGAACGGAACATCATTTGATGATATTATCGTTCCACTTAGAAATCGAATTCTGGATATTGACGAGAACGATCAGGCTTCAATCAATATAAAGCTGGTGCCTGAGAAATGACAACAAATAACAAGATAAGTTCGCTTATATCGTCACAATCGCCATTCTTTGTTCGTTCGGATCACCCAAAGTTCATAGCATTTCTGGAAGCATACTACGAGTATCTTGAACAGACTGGAAAGGTCGTCAGTGAGGCAAAGAATATTCGGGACCTCATGGACATTGATACGACTGTCGATGCATTTGCTGAATATCTCTACTCTAAGTTCCTGAAGGACTTTCCAAAGGATACTCTGACAGACAGATCGAATATTCTGAAGAATGCTAAGGATATCTACAGAGCAAAGGGTACAGAGAAGGCAACTCGCTTTCTTCTGAGAGCCCTATTCGATAAGGAAATTGACTTCTACTATCCAAAGAAGGATGTTCTGAGAGCATCTGATGGAAAGTGGTATATCAAGAAAACTCTTCGCATCACAAACACAAAGATCGAGAACACTCCAAACACAGATATATCTGGTCTGGAAAAGTATATTGGCACAAAGATCGTCGGAAGTCAATCAAATGCTCAGGCTATTATCGAAAGTGTTGACCGTTTCTATGATGCCGGAACTGTCATTGATGAGATAGAGCTATCCAATATCTATGGAAACTTCCTGAATGGTGAGAATATTTCTGCACAATTCATCCAGAGCGGATCGACATACAACATAGCTTCAGAAGTATTTGGAGCAACTATCAGTACCATCAATATCACTAATGCTGGTTCTGGATATGTTGTTGGTGATCCAGTCATCATCGAATCATCGACAGGAAATGGCGCATCTGCTATTGTTGGTAGAGTTTCTACAGGAAACGTTTCTTCACTTATTGTTGTTGAGGGTGGAGCCGGATATCAGAATGGTGACAGTCTACTTGTTACTGGTGGTGGAGGTTCTGGAGCAACAGGAAATGTTGCCTCAGTATTGAATGATGGTTCTGTTCATCCAAATTCTTACATCATCCTGAGTACAATTCTGAATACTGTTCAGAACACAATCATGGCTAATGTGGAAGCGAACACAATAGATAGTTATTCAAATACCTTCGTCTATGGTAATACTGGTCCCGTAAAGGTCCTGAACATTATCACATCAGGAAACAACTATACCTCAATTCCGTCTATTGGTATCGTCGGAAATACCAGAATTCAGGAACTTGGTATCTTGGGAAGACTTCGTATTAATGCAGGTGGTACTGGATATGTTGTCGGAGACACTATTACATTCACCAATGGAGCCTTCAGTTATGGTGCCGGAGCAACAGCAAACGTTACGAATGTTGATGCCAATGGAGTAATTACCTCTGTAGGATTTACAGAGAACGATGGATATCCTGTCGGTGGATTTGGTTATACTCAGTCATTTCTTCCATCTGCACAGGTGGTCTCTAATACTGGATCGAATGCAAATGTTCAGGTCGTTTCTCTACTTGGATTTGGTGGAACATTCTCAATCGCAAATACTACTCTTGGAGCAATCGAGCGTATCATTGTTCTGGATCGAGGTTCTAACTATACCGAATTGCCAACCATTAATCTGACTGCCAGTGGAGACGGAACTGCAACTGCTCTTGCTACTCTGGTTCAGGGTGCCGTAACTTATCCGGGAAGATATCTCAACGACGATGGACATGTAAGCTCTTTCAACTTCCTTCAGGACAGAGATTACTACCAGAACCATTCATACGTAATACGTGTGGAAGATTCCATTAATAAATACAGAAAAGCCATTAAGGACCTTCTACATCCTGCCGGTATGAAGTTGTTTGGTGAGTTCCTTCGAGACGATCCGCAGGTACAGGGAAATAATTCAGAAGCATTCCCAAGCACTGTGGTAGTATACAGATCAGGAACCTATGTCTCTGTCTATGGAAATGTGAGTGTAAATCTTGCATCTCATCAGCAGAACGTAGGAAATACTGTATACCTAGAGTTTACGTCAGGTAACGTAACATCAAATACTTTGGATACTGGAAATATTTCCAATGGATCATTTATCATAACAACATCAAATACAGACTACTTTACAGTAAATCATTTTCTAAGTGTGGCAAATACTTCAGGTAATGTGATGGTAGGAATTATCAAAGGAACCCAATAAGACATGTCTGCAACATTCAATAATCTTAGAGTAAGTATTGCCGAACAGTTTAAGGAATCTGTTTCAGAGCCATCACCAAATACCAAGGTGTACTTCACCTATGGTAAGTCTCTTCCATGGACAGACGAAGATGCACCAAATACTGCCAACGTAACTATCTCGACCGAATATGAACTGTGGGAGAA